CCTATGGCAGTATTATAAGAAGAACCGTCATAATTTTGATTTTCTAAAGCTCCATATCCAATAGCAACAGCTCTATTACCTGTATCTTCAGCACTTAAAGCAAGAACACCTATTGCAATATTACTACCACCTGTAGTTAAAGCATCACCGGCAACACCTCCTATTATTGTATTTTGTGCACCCGTTGTAACAGATTTACCTGCTTGATAACCAACAGCGACATTGTAAAAATTATCACCTGCTGAAGCTCCAGCTTGTTCTCTTAAAGCAGAATGTCCAATAGCTACACTAAAATCACCTGCATTTGCCGAGCTTAAAGATTGGTAACCAATAGCTACATTATGTTTACCAATAGTTAAAGCGTCACCTGCAAGTCCACCTATAAATACGTTTTCTGTTCCTGTTGTCATTGCAACACCTGCATTAAAACCAACAGCTACATTATAAGCATCACTACCAGCATTTAAAAGATTAAGCGCACCTTTACCTATTGCGGTATTTCTACCGTGCCCATCTTCAGTTGATAAAGCAGCCCATCCTACAGCAACATTATCAGAACCTGTGGTTAAAGCGTCGCCAGCTTGACCACCTATAATTGTATTTTGAACACCTGATGTAACTTCTTTACCTGCATCTTTACCAATGGCTACATTATAAGCTGAGCCATCATAATTTTGATTTTTTAAAGCTCTAAAACCTATAGCAACATTATCATTACCTGTATCTTCCGTGCTTAAAGCTTCATATCCTAACACTATATTTCTAGCTCCTGAGGTTAAAGCGTCTCCTGCAAGTCCACCTATTATGTTGTTATAAGCACCTGACGTCATTGCTAAACCAGCTTGGTAACCTACTGCCACGTTGTATGCGTTAGCTCCAGCATTTAAACTAGATAAAGCACTAGCACCTACAGCAACATTTAATCCGTGAGCGTCTTCTGTGCTTAATGCATCATATCCAACAGCAACATTACCTATTCCAGTAGTTAAAGCATCACCTGCTAAAGAACCAATTAATGTATTTTGAACACCTGTTGACATTGTTGTTCCAGCTTCATAACCTATAGCTATATTGTAACCATTACCATCATAATTTAAAGTTTCTAAAGCTCCTTTACCTATAGCAATATTTCTATCACCTGTATCCTCTGTACTTAAAGCATTGTGGCCTATAGCTATATTCATTTCTCCACTAGTTAATGCGTCTCCAGCTAAACCTCCTATAATTGTATTATAAGCACCTGTTGTAATAGCATATCCAGCATCAAAACCTACAGCAACGTTATATGCATCAGCTCCAGCGTTTTGTGTTGCTAGCGCTCTGTCACCAATAGCTACGTTTTTACCGTGACCATCTTCTGTAGTCAAAGCAAGACTACCTATTGCTACATTATTACCACCGCTAGTTAGAGCATCTCCAGCTCCAAATCCAATAGCTACATTATTACTACCATCTTGTAATAAACCACCAGCGGCATAACCTATAGCTACATTTTGATCACCAGTAGTTAAATTATCTAACGCGTTTATACCTAAACCGGTATTATATTCTGCGGATGAAATAGTTCCAGTAGTACTGTGACCAATTAGAAGTGATCCAGTGAAGTTAGTTCCTTCAGATTTAAATCCTAAGGCTGATGTTGTACCACCGTAAAGTTCCGTGAAGTTGTCGTTACAAATGTCAAATGCGGCCCTGAGCGTACTTCCAGTTCCGTCATTAGCACTTGAACCTATGTTTATAGATTGTAAAGCCATGTTTTATTTATTACATTTGGTTAGCATCAGCTGAAAATAATGTAGAATCAGCTGTGAGTTCAGTAAAGTCTGCGCGTAGATTAAATCCACCAAGTATTGTATCAGCACCGGTCATTTGACCAATGTTAACAACATTGTTTCTAGTTCCTATTAACGGCATAATCTAGTATATTGCCATTATATCGTCAGCAGTAGTACCAGTATTGTATATTCTACTAACTTCGATTGGTAAGAAAGATCCAGCTGCTACATTTTGAAATACTATTGGTCTGTGTATTTCGTAAACTTCACCATCCGCCATAATATTAGAAGCGCTATTAGCAACATCTACTAAACTAAGTGTAGTATCACTATCTATAGCTGAAACAAAAGCAACCGTGCCATCTGTAGTATTTACTACTAAATCTCTAAGTTGAACTGTTTCAGTAAACTTTTGAGTAGAATCAACTAGTTTATTTGTAGTTGTAGCTGTAGCTGTACCAGAATCTACAGCATCTTTATCTCCAGAAAAATTAACCATAATATTACCAGCTGTTCCAACATATATACCAGCGTTTTTGTGTAATATAGCTTTTGTAGCAGTTGTAGATGCTGTTCCTGAGCTAGTTAATTGCTCTAAAGTTTTTGTATCGCTTAAATAATTTACAGCTGCACTACCAATAGTACTACCGTCTTTTAAAAGTACAGCTTTTCTAACTGTTTGTACACCTGGTTTACTTGGCGATCTGTAAGCGTTTGGGCTATTTGTTATATCTCCGTATGCCATTTTAAATTTGTTTGTTTAATTGTTATTATCTTTGTTAACTAAGTTTATTGCTTTTATCATAACTTTGTCAGAGTATGATTTACCTTCCATTATTTTATTTCTACGTAAACTAGTTGGTAAATCTTCTTGACCAAGTAACATCCTGTATATCCTACTGATAAGTTGACTACACTTAAATGATGTTTTATATATTGTATATTTTTGAGTTGTATTGTTTCTTTGTCGCCAAACAGTTATCCAGTCATTACGCCTTAAACGTTCCCAGCGATTTTTATCCCATGAAAAAGTATAAACTCCGTCTATGTAATCTTTTCTTGTAAACAGCTCCATACAATCAAAGTAAATTAGAAGTTCGAGATCAGCATCTTTTAAATCGTGTGCTTTACAAGCCCATTTTCGTATAATACGATAGTGCTTAAACAAACCTATGCTTCTAAGATCTTTGGCTTCTAATTTTCTCATAAGACAATAACAACGTCTTGCTGTTTTATTACAAGAAATATGTTTTCATCTATTTCTACATTAAAACCAGCATGCTTATCGTAGTATATATTGTCATTAGTTTTAACACCTTGAACTAAACTACCAACGCTTTTTACAACACCTTGTCTATATCTTATGTCTTCTTTTATTTTATCTGTAAGAAGCAAACCACCTCTTGTTTTAGTTGGTTTTTGTTTTACTTCTTCTATAACTAAATAATTACCTACTGCTTTCATTCTTCCCTCATATTACTAATTACACAATCAGTTGATAATATAGTTGTAGCAACAGATACTGCATTTTTTAATGCACTTTTAGTTACAAGTAAAGGATCAATAATACCTTCATTGATCATGTTAACTGTTTCACCGGTTATAACATTTATACCTTTACCTTTACCTTTTTGAGGTACATATTCTAATCCAGCATTTTTAAGTATTGTTTTATATGGATACTTTATTGCTTCTATAAATATATTAGTACCTTCAGTTTTTTCTTTAATATTATTAGCCGCGTTTAATAGAGCTACACCGCCGCCAGGAACTATACCTTCTTTTACCGCAGCTTTTGTAGCATGTATTGAATCATCAACTCTGTCTTTTTTTTCTTTAAACTCTACATCTGAGTTTGCACCTATTGATATAACAGCAACATTACCAGACAATATAGCTAAACGTTCTTCTAGCTTTTGTGTTCTTAAACTAGGATCAAGTGTTTTAATTTGATCTTCTATAGCTTTTATTCGCTCTTTAGCTTCTTCTGGTATTTCAGCAACTTTTAATACTGTTGACTTAGCATCTGATATACATCTTTCACATTCACCTAACATATCAGGTGTGATTAAATCTACATCATCACCATATTCTTCGTTTATATGTGTAGCTCCTGTAACAGCAGCAATATCATCTAAAAAGTCTCTTTTCCAGAAGCTAAAACCGGGAGGTGCAATAACACTAGCCTTTATATTACCTTTTATTTTATTCATTACTAGTGCAGCCATAGGTTGTTTTTCTAACTCACCTATTATTAGTATTGATCTACCTTGTTTAACAGCATACTCTAATACAGTTTGTATTTTTCTTACCGATGCTATTGGTGAACTAACTAATAATACTAAAGGCTTTTCTAATGTAACAGTTTGTTTACCTGTATCTGTTACAAAGTTTGCATTAGCAAATCCTTGATTTATTTGTGAGCCTGAAACTAGTTCAACTGTAGTTTCTTCTGATTTAATATCAGGGTCCATCATTACAGTACCATTTTTGCCAACTTGTTTAAAAGCTTCGCCGATTACTTTGCCTAAACTTTTATCGTTGTTAGATGATATTGTAGCTACTTGATCTATCATATCATCTTCAACTGGCACTGATGTATTTTCTAAATATTCAACGGTTTTATCGCAAGCAGCTTGTATATCTTGCTTTATGTTTCTTAAACTATCACTACCTTTGTTTTTATAAGCTTCACTTAATATTGCATGAGCTAAAACAGTTGCAGTTGTAGTTCCATCACCTGCTTCACTAACTGTTTTTCTAGCTGCTTCTTTAATTAATGTAGCACCTATATTTTCTACAGGTTCTCTTAAATTAACAGAGTTAGCAACAGTTACACCGTCTTTTGTTATCATGGGTCTACCCATAAAATCTTCTAGTATCACACACTTACCGCTAGCTCCAAGTGTGGAGCTAACAGCAGTTGTGAGTTTGTCTATACCTGTAAAGACTTTTTCTTTAGCATCACTGCCAAATGTTAAAGCCTTCACAATGTCTTGTGGATTTTGCATTTAATTTAATTTAATTTATTTAATGTTATTTAAAAGTTTTAACAACTTTTGGGCCATTAAGAAACTCTACTTTTTTACCGTAGTGATCAACTGATCCGTCAATAGCAGCTTCAGCGCCATCAACTGTTTCTCTTCTGGTTACATCAATCCAAGTATCTTCTTCCTCAGGATGTTGGTACTCGGTTTGGTAAAAACCATTTGGTAACTGAGTTATTCTCCAGTTTGTTTTGTCAGCTAAGTGCTTCCAAAATTCAACGGTTTCTTTGGAAATTTGTGGTTGACTATTCCACGTTTTAGTCGAATAAAAAAATGTCATTGGTTTTGGTTTTAATTAAACATTTGGTTTTGCCCTACACCGGGCCGGTTTATTTTTGTATTATTTTTCGCCACATTTTTTGCTAGGATTACCTACTTGAACCCAGTTTTCTTTTTTAAACCAGTCTCTTAATGTAGCTCCTTTTTTTCTAGCACCTTTAACATTGGACTTGCTAGATCTTTTATATTTACCACCTTTAGCAGCTTTTCTTTTAGCTCTTACAACTCTATCTCTTTCAGCTTTACTCATTCTACGGACTTTAGCTGCGGGTAAACATACTTTTTTGGTGCCTCCACCTTTAGTCTTTTTTCTTGGCATTTGTGTTTACTTTATATGTAGATAATTACACGCTACTTCTTCTTTTTACTATAAACGCGTTTTAGCCACGTTTTTTTATTTTTTTGCAACTACCAGGTGAAAAAGGCTTTTTACCTTTTACAGGTGCATAGCCTTTCCAGCATCTACCTTTTTTTTTACCGTGTTTCATTGTTACTTCTTTTTTGACTTACCCATTTTACTAGGTCCACCAGCTTTTGTACATCTAACACCCCAACCAGAAGCATAAGCACTAGGCCAAACTTTAAATTTTCTTTTTGCCGCTGCTTTACACGGCTCGCTAATTTTACCCATAATATTTATTTTTTACGAGAATATGGAAACATCATATTCATAGCTTCACGTCTACCTTCACAACCGCAAGGTATATTTAAACCTTTTGATACAGTATCAACCATACGTTTAATACCAGTAGCTTTTGTAAATTTATGTATACTATCTCCTAATCCTCTTGATTTCATATTATTATCTTTTTCCGCCATAATATTCTACAGCATGACCTTCTTCAATTAATTTTTTATTTACATTTACGTCATCAACAAACAACTCTCCTAAACATCTTCCATATTTACCTACACCATGTGATTGTAATATAAACGCGTCACTGCTTAATAATTCTTTTAATCTGTCTTTAGCAGCTAAACCTTTTTTCTTTTCTTCCAAGTCTCTTGTTCTAGACTCTGGAGCGTTTAAACCCATCATACGTATACGTACTTTTTTCCAGGTGTCAAAACCTAAGTCTACTAAAGCGTCAACAGTATCACCATCAACAACTCTAGTTACTTTTGCATTATACTTATACATATTAACACTTCCACCTACGTCTCGCTGCTAAACCTCTTTTACTTTTCCAGTTTTTTGATCTAGCACAAAACGATTTACGTCTTTTAGCTGCTTTACTACCAGGTTTTACTTTACCTGTTACAGCTGTTTTTAATTTACTACCAGGGTTTTTGCGTCTATACGCGGCAACACCCTTTTTAGTCATACCTGCACCTTCTTTTACAGTACGAAAATTACGACCTTTACCTTTTGTAGTTTTTCTAGGCTCGTTACTTTTTGGCATCTTTCATTTTTTTATGCCCACATCCTTTTTTCATAAGTGCTTTATGTTTTTTAAAAGATGTAACGTTGTGAATAGAACCGTCTTTACAGTACATTTTATGAGCTTTCATTAAGACTTCTTTTTACTTTTTTTCTTAGCTTTTTTAACTACTTTTTNNTTAGCTTTAGTTCTTGAAGCTTTCATTTTTCCATATCCAGGCATAATTTCTAATTTTTAAATGTTAATATTTATGATGTTGCAAATGGAGTAGCTTCAGAGCCACCTGATTGATGTACTTCACCTTTAATATGCCAAACATCAGCTGCCATATTAGTTATTGTAAAATAAGTACCAGGTTTACCATTTGCTACACCTGTCATAGTCACAGCGCTAAAGTTATCACTAGCCTGCGCGTTCCATATAGCCGCACTAGCATCACCATCTGTATCAACGGAATGTAGTGAGCCTATTAATTTTTCACCAGATGTATCTGCACAAACAACTTTTTGTGAATTTGATGAAACCTGTGTATTTACATAAAAGTTAAAATATACACCAGTTAAATCACCGCCACCTGAATCAGGTAATGTTATTATAGCACCATCAGCATCATTAAATACAAATGTCTCACTTGATTCATTTGCTGTTAAACTTGTGTTAGTAGTAATTGCTGTAACAGGTGTTCTAAGACCATATATATGAGCACCAACAGTACTGCTGTTACCAATAACCGTTTTATTAGCACCTTGACCAGAAGCTCCATGACCTATTACAATCTCATTATCATTAGTAGCTGCAGAAATACCGGCTCTTCTACCTATTACAATGTTTTCACTACCAGTTGTTATTGAGTCTCCAGCTTCACTACCAATTATCGTGTTGTGATCACCTGTGCTTACTTGTATACCAGCTTGATAACCTAAAGCACAATTAGCATCACCACCATCTTGCACGTTAAGAGCTTTATGTCCTATAGCTGTGTTGTTGCTTGCCGCGTCTTCAGCATCTAAAGCTTCAAAACCTATTGCAATATTATTATTACCTGTAGCTAAAGCATTAGCAGCATACGCACCTATAGCTATATTATAATCTCCTGATGTTACCATTCTTAAAGATAAAGTTCCAACACCTACATTAAATAAACCTCCATTTTGAACTTGTAAAACTTCAGCTCCAATAGCTATACTTCCACTAGTTGAGGTATCTTCTGCCGATAATGTCATTCTACCAATAGCAATATGATCACCACCTGTTGTTATAGCATCACCAGCACCATTACCTATTAATATATTAGCAGCCCCTTCAGTTATAGCTGTACCTGCT